GCATTGAAGTAATGACTAAGCACTGACTCAAACGGAACCTCCGAGTTTGCCTCCTGCCATGCCTTGGCTGCTTGCCATGCCGGGGTCATATTACAAAATCTGCTAGTTCAGTTAATGTCATTTTAAACCGCTGTTTTTAAGTATCCACTGCTATCCTTGTAAATCGTACCACTGTCAAGACCACTACTCCCTTCGGGTACGTTGGCTAGAATTACATAGCCCGAAGAGTTGATGGTCATTCTTGCTGTTCCGGTATCTGAAATTATTAACGAGCCGTCAGAATCATCTCTGTCAAAATCCCAATAGCTAGTTGTGCTGTTAGAAATTGCGAATGTGCCTGCCACATCAAGTGTTTTCTGTGGGGACGGGGTGGCTATGCCACAGTTGCCCGACGAGTCGATGGTTAATCGTTGAGCGTCAGCCGTACCATCTCTAATCTGGAATTTATCCGAATCAGCACCATCAACACGCATCGTCCAAGTGCGAGCATCGTTATACAGTATATAACCACCAGTTGAATCTGCGCCTGTGTTTTGAATTGCAATGTACTGGTCATCAGCACCAGCAACGTGAAGAGGATAGGATGGAGTGCAGCCTATGCCACAGTTGCCCGATGAGTCGACGATAACGTCTTGAGTGGCGCCGGATTGAGTGGAGATGCAGAAGGAGGCATCATTAACGCGAATGCCTAAATCACCGGAAACCATTCCATTTATAGGGGCATCCGCGTCCTTGCTCACCCCTATGTACGCCTTCTGCGAATCATCAATCTGAAATCCCACCAACCCGTTGCCCGAAGTTGTGTTTATCGACAGCTTTTGATTTGCCGTACCCCCTATGCCGACGGAGCCTCCGTTTTCAAAAGTAACTATATCACTACCGGATGAGTTAAGTACCTGTAGCTTTGGCCCAGCCGCATTCGTGAGGGACATATAGTCAGAGCCAGCACCAGCCTCAAGGAAGGATAGCTTTGCCCCTGAAGTTTTAAGGCTAACATCACCAACCGAGTCGATGGCCATTGCGGTGGTCCACTCTGAAATAGTATCATCAGCCGAACCGCTTGCCACGTATTGGAAACTGTAACTCCCGCTTGTTAGTGAAAGTCTGTTCGCTGCCCCTGCTCCTATTAATTTATAAGCACCATCATAATACGCATTGTTAAGTAGGCTTGAAGAACTGACGGCATTCCCCATCAACCCCAAACCCGAACCAATTTGCAAAACCCCACCGACTGCACTCCATGCGCTTGGAGTGCATCCGATGCCGACATTTGCCCCATCAACCTCAATTGCAGAACTCAACGCGAGCTTGGACGTTGCGATTGCTGCCACTGAATTAACTTTAGCGTCGGTGATTGAATCATCTTCGATTCCTAACCCGCTCACTGCACCCTCAATATTGACGGTGGGATTGCCTAGCAAGTTGAGCGTGCTGATGTTTACCGCTTCACCCTCTTCAAAAACTTTGCCCGGAATTATTGATGCTGAAATCGCCATTGTCTTATTCTCCTTTTATATTTTACTTGTGTGCAGTTGCCCTGTGGACCGATGAGTCAGCCCCACATCATCAACTTTAATTCTGCCTTGATCGTTCGTGATCGTCACTTGGCAATACCGCCCTCGTTGGGGCGTGTACCTAAACTTCTCAAGCCACTCTTGCATTTTATCCAGATACACAGTGCCGCTCAGAGTCCAGTTCGGAACCCAGTCCTCACCGCCGATCTGTGAACCGTCTTCCAAGTGGATATAATCCCCCGACTCAGTTTGCAGATATGCATCTGGGTTGTTCGGGGCCGTCACACTGTAATCTTCCCGATACGCAGTGTTGTGAGTCCCGTCACGATTGCTGATGTCGTAAGGTTCGGCGTCAAATGGCCGAAAGTACCGAGTGCGGCTCTTGGTGCGATCAGTGCAAAGAGTAATCTCTTCGTCTACACCATCGGGCTTTACCTTAATTGTAAACTTCGGGTTCCACGTTTCCAGATTAACCGTCAGCGAATCATAACTCCTGTGGTCGATGTCCTGCGATGCGTACCCGCGAGTTGTTAAACTGAAGTTAATGTCAGCGATATTAATATTCTGAGTGCTGGTAGTGTCCCTGACATCATCAGTCGCAAAACCCTCCTCCATTAAATTAATAAACCCATCGTTGGAAGTGTAGAAGAGCCTGTCGCGGCCATTCCATTTGCTGGTAAAAAACTCCTTAATATTAACAGCAGCCCCCGTGTAGTAACTCCAGCTTTGGGTGACGAAGTCCCACACCAAGCAAACATCGCAGTACGAATTGTCCCTCGGTGCGGCAATATACAAACAGTTATCCCACGATGCCATTCGGATTTTATCATAGTAACGATGGTCAATCGAATTTACTAACTTCTGGATCGGCTCCGAAAGCGGGATATCAACCCCGTGTACCTTTCCTTGCTGGTTGCGCTTCAAGGAAACGACCCCGCGCTTGCTGCTGAAAAAATACACATCATCGCCAGAAGTGGCCTTCGCTCTTGGGGCCACGATTCCGTAGTTCGGGATGAGAGTCTCCAGCACCACGCTATCTGCGAAAGTAGCGTTAACGGTCTGTACTTTAACGCCGGTCATCACATGCACGCTCGACTCCTTGAAAATTAAAAGCTGATTCTCGCTGATTGTGTGGAGGTCTAAAATCGACGAATGTCCTCCTCGGTCAATCTGGAAGCCTTGATTGTAGTACGATTTGGTGATGTCCAGCACATCACTGAACTGCACCACATCCACCTTGTCATCGTAGGTGCTTGTCTCCACATCGTATGATGTCGCGCAGGCTAAACGGTTCTGGATATAAACGCCGCTTTCGCTATTCGGCATGGCATCATACTTCCTGTCCCATTTTGAATCCACGCCGGGTTCCTCCCCCGCGCTGGTTGCGTCATTAGCCTCCCAGAAGTTGAAATTCTGAGAAGCTGCTATGGTTCCGGTTGCTGTGTCAGTTGCCGGGTCGGATGCCATTGTATAGGTGAAAGTGTTTTGTGCCTCAGTAGATTCAGTGACCTTATAGCGTCCATTGTACTCACTCTGGGTTGCCCCACTTACAAAAAACTCCATGCCTGTTCGGTAACCTGTGGACCCGCTAAAAGTAATGGTTGCTGTAGTGCCAGTGCTTACAAGGCTGCTCGGCGTAAAGGTCGGCCCGTGACAAACACGGTCACCCGAAGCGTAAGTTTCCGATGAGTCCCAAACCTCAGTTACATCCACAAACCCGTCTGCCAGCGTGGACATGACAAGGGCATTCATTAACTTCCCACGATGCATGAGTAGCTTACCAAATGCCTGCGTGAAGGTTACATCGTCGTCAATCGTCAGGCCCGTGGGTAGAGGCACTTCAATGGGGTTATTGTTCTGGCGGGAGTAATAGCACTTACCATCCACGGCCATGATTAGGTACTTAATTCCTGCGGAATCTGAGAAGTTTCCTACACCGTGGATTTCGCCCCACGGGTTTATTTCATTGCTAATCTCTGGCGCGATATTGTTATAGCAGGCAGGCTTCACAATCCCCTTGCGCGTTTCAGCAACGCCATTGCGGAAGCGTACATTCTGGGCATCAGTCACCTCTCCCGCTTGAAGGTTGGCAGGGTTTGACCTGTCCACCATTCCCTTAAACCCAGTGTCTCCCGCTATGTTAGATTGTGCGTCTCTCGGCATTAATCTCCTCGCTCTATCTCAGCTTCCAGTTCCGCTATTATGTCCAGTGCCTCGGCCACCCAATCAGGTGCTGCCGTCGTCGCCTTCCCGAACGACGGGTGAGCTATCAATCTCTCCCCGTTGTCCAGCCTTGGACTCAAGCACCCTGTCGATAGCAGCGCGATTACGATCACGCTTCTCACCCAACCTCTCCAGTGCTTGTTTGTCATCCAGTTTACTTCCTATCCCTTTAAGCTGTTCAACAATCTCAGGGATTGCTGCCAGACCTTTCAGGGCTTCCAGTATCATTAGCTGGTGGGTGGATTCTCAATCTCAGCAGCCTTTACATTTCCACGACTAGTACTGTACCCCAGTGCAGCCAGTGCTGACGCAATGAATGCTACCGATTTTTCTATTCCAGTTGCGCCAGCTTCGGCTATTAAGCCGCTTCCATAGGCTAGTCCAACCAGCATTGCCGCTGCACTTAGCCAGAACTCTGTCGTTTTATATCCCGGTTTCTTCATAGTATCTTTCTTTGTTATTTTGGTTAATCCACCCGATCATCCCTGCCCCTCAAAATCTCTCTGCACTTCAAAATGATATAGACCAGGCTGGCTAAACTGATTCCGATTTTAAGGATCATGTCGATTTCCATCAGCCAATTCCCGAGGCCCGTGCCGCTCGCCAACAAAACTTTTACATCGTTAAAATTAAACAGTTTCATTTTTCACCTTGACCCACTGTTGGATTTCTTCGTTCCAATCATAGTAGTATTCAGCGTTAAATATATCGACCTCTTCAGGACACTCCACTGGAGGAATCCATTTAGTCGTCTCCCCGTCCAAGGTCCAGCTAGGGTACGGCTGTGGCGCGTGGAATATGTTCAAGTCTTCGCTGTAGATGCAACCCACTCCAGCATAAGTACCTCTAAGGGGTACTCCCCCCAGTTCATGAACTCCGTTTCTAGTGTTGTACGAAGTCTGAACGTACCTGTTTTTGTTCTTATAAAGTTTCTGAAGGAAGTCTATGCCCTTCTGCTCCACCTCTTTCCCTTCGGAATCAATTAGCTCATCATTGTGGACTGCATATAAATGCGTCACAATGTTGCCATCTCCGATTTGAGCAAAGTGTGCCATTAGGTTGAGGACCAAGTTATTGAACCGCTTCCGGTCCATTTATAAATATAGTAACTGCTTGTGCTTAAATCTGTTGGGGTGCCAGATACCGTAGGTGCGGAAAGCGTTACGCCGTCTTGGACTTTTGCGTATTTTATTACAACAATCCCAGAGCCTCCCGCCTGACCGTCCCACCCGCTCAGACTTGCGTTTCCTCCTCCGCCACCACCTGTGTTAGCTACCCCGTCTTCTGCGCGAGTGGTCGATGAGGTTGAATACCTTCCTCCATCACCACCAGACTGCACTCCTCCTGCTGATCCACCATCTGGGTCAGAGGATGCATTTTGCGAATAATAAAGTCCTCCTCCACCACCACCAGCGTATGCAACCGCAGAGCCAGTTATGGAGTTTGATGTAGCGTCTCCGCCTGTGCCGATATTTCCTTGAGTCGTTGTGTTTGTGGATATGTAACCGTCTGCCCCAGCAGACCCAGCACCGCCACCGCCAGCGGCGCAGATGTAAGACCAAGTTCCGTAGACACCACCATCTCCTCCTTCATTTCCGTCTCCGTAGCCGCTGGCTGATCCTCCATACTTTAGAACAACTCCGGCGGCGTCCCCTCCCGGTACGGCTCCACCACCACTGCCTCCATCACGACCCTCTCTTTCAGCTTGAGCTGTATGTATATATCCACCGCCACCGCCACCGCCATCACACTGGGAGATGTCCATTTCCATTGGGTCCACTATTTTAGATTCTAAACCGTTGTCGCCCCGGTCTGCGTAACTTGCATAAGACCCTCCTGCTCCACCCGTTCCTACGGTGATAATATATTCCCCCTCCTCAGAAACACTCTCGGCTGTAACATAATTATAACCACCAGCACCGCCACCGCCACCGTAGTATGGACTGCCAGCACCGCCACCTCCACCAACGACAAGGTAATCTATCTCAGAGGGCATAGTTGCTGATGATGCTGGCGCACCTGAACTAAACCGATATGGATTGATGATGTTACTCATTCTTTAAGTCCAATAACCCAGCAACCACACCTTGAGTCCTGTCGCAGCACCATCTCCTTCATAGGTTACATTTACTGCAACAAAATCGTCTTCATCCAAATCGTAGCTTCCTGCCGAACCGTTAAAAGTTGTAGTTGCAGCGGTGTAGTCTGTTGAGGAGTCTAAATCAGTGTCCAGCATATCTGTCCCGCTGGAGCTTGGGTCGTCTGCTCGGTCATCTAAATTTAACGTAAGGCCCATAGTGTCTGCTGTAGTTAAGGATAGTTTAACCTCCGTAACCGTCATGGCTCTTGGAACCATAAAGGTGGTCTTCACCCCTCCCGAATCAATAACGGTAGACTCGTCCGAACAGGCTATGCAGATTTCTGCTGGTAAAGTCTGCCACTCGATTGCGTTAGCCGCTGAGTTAGTTCCTAGAACTTGTTTTGCCGTTCCTACAGCCGTTAATCCAGTGCCGCCTTGAGCTACTGTGATTCCTGTGGTGAGGCCAGTGAGACTAGTGATGTCGCCATTCGCTCCCTGAGCTGCGTAACTGTGAGTGTGACTAGCTGCGGCAGCACCAATGTCGCTCAGAACTTCTGATGCTGAACGTCCCTCGGCTTGATTGCCGTCAATTCTTAAAAAATCATTATCAGCTAACGAGCCAGAACCAACAGCCGAAATTACTTGATTGGAACCAATCCCGTAATCCATTGAAAATTCTGAACCGGATAAAACTATTCCTGCACCGGCAGTGTACGAGCCTCCCCCTGAAGCCGCTTTCCAAATTGCATTGCCAGTAGAAGTGTCCTTGGTCAATACATGCTCATTCGTAGCTCCAGAAACTGCGCTAAGAGAGTCGATGGCAGCTTGAGCAGTACCCGCCCCTGTGCCTCCGTGGGTTATTGCAAGGTCTGTGGTTAATCCGGTGAGGCTAGTGATGTCTGAGTTGGCTCCTTGAGCCGCATAGCTGTGAGTATGCCCTGAAGCCGAAGCCCCGATGTCGCTCAGAACTTCTGAAGCACTACGGCCCTCTAGTCCATTAGCGGTGAATCGTGCAAAATCATCATCGGCAACGTCAGCGGCATCGATCTGAACAACCTTATCATCGGCAATACCAACATCCACATTGAGAGTTGCTTCACCACTTGTTGCACCGCCAGTTAGTCCAGTACCCGCAACCACGCTCGTTATATCGCCTGAACCACCTCCAGCAACAGCAGCCCATTTCAGGCCGGTTGCCGTGGTGGAGTCTACCGTAAGCACATGGTCATCAGTGCCTCCAACAGTCAGTACCGTTGCAGTGTTGTCAGCCGTGGCTACCGCGATGTCTCCTTTAGCAGCCCATGTCGCGTCTGTGGCGATTGGGACGTTTGTGTTTAACGCATTCCATGTCGCCGCACTGGCAATGTTTCCGTCAGGCAAATTGCCAGTGACATCGGCAGTTAAATCAATCTGACTGCGCGTAATCTCTTGCCCGCTGATTGTTATGTAATCGGGTGTCCCTGCTAATGTTACCCCCGTCGAGTTGTCTGTACCCGAAGCGTCCACCCCCAGAGTTGTTCTGGCAGCAGCAGCATTTGCATCGTCTATTAAAGTTCCACCGAATGTGCTGACCGCAGAAGCAGCTAGAGCAGCGTCAGCAGTCGTCCCTTGTGCGGCGGTAGCGTAATCCGTAGTATCAAATGCTTTCACATCCGCCAAATTCGTAACCTCAGAGTCCATCAACGCACCAGCAGCAGTTACGTTGGTGACATCTGTTACATCGGCAGAGGCTTCAATAGCATCGAGCTTGGTTTTATCGCCATCAACGAAGGCTCCTTCTGATGGTTCAGCTTGCTTCGTATCAATCTGAGTTTGGATCGCGCTGGTCACGCCATCCGAATAGTTTAACTCGGCAGTCGTAGCCGTGACTCCATCGAGGATGTTCAACTCGGCTGCTGTCGAAGTTACTCCATCGAGGATATTCAACTCGGCGGCTGTTGAAGTAATATCGGTTATGTCGGTGGTCGTGTGGGTGTGCGCGCTGGTCAGGTCACCCACAGTCATCTTCTTTGTCGCCTCAGCAGATGTATCCACCACCACAAGCACATCTACCGAAGAATCCAAGTCCTCTGATGACAGTGCCGACAACTCTGAAATTTTTTGATTAGCCATTTTTCCCCTTAATATGTAAATACGTTAAGCCGTTTAACCTGACCCTGCTGCCTTAACAGCTTGTCAGCCTCGACCGTCAGAACAGCTTCTGCATCTGCATCAGCCGCACTGGCCAGTTCGTTGTTTCCCGTTGCACGCAGATAATCTGCATACACACCACGGATTAGGTAGCCTTGGAAAATATAAGGTAGTTGAACGATGTCCCATTTAGATGCCGCCGTTGACGGGGATTCACTGTTCGCAGTTGTCGCGTTGGACTCGTAGAAATTACCCGAATGATAAACCTGACTACCGCTTGCGTAGGCTTTGGCACTGTAAGTGTCACCAGTTAGTTGAGGACGGTGCTTCCTTCCTTTAACCCAAACTTCGTTCACATCCTTAACAACATTCGCCCCTAATGCGGTAAGCTGAAAACTGTACTCCTTTCCAGCAGACATATTGCGCGGGTCTTTACTGTGAAGAGAAAGGAACTCACCAATCTTGGTCTCACCTGTTTGCTCATAAGCCAGGTATCTGTTGAATGGAATCAGTTTCGTCCAATACGAACTGCTTGACGGTGTAACTGAAGGACTTGATGTATGAGCATCGATGCACCAGTAATGTTCCCCATCTGTGCTGTATTTAATTGTATCTCCAAGAACATAGGCTTTGCCGGACTCCCAAGTGTCTCCACTTGGAGACTCACCAGCGTCTGCCCACTTGGACTTGTCTGTCGGTACGTTTCCGGTATTGGAATCGGCAAGGCTCTGATAATACTTGTCCTCTGTCGCATAATAAATCTCCGCATTTAAAGCGTAAGTAGTGGTGCTATCCCATAGGGAGCGGAACCTACGCTTTTCCACTAACAGTGTATCCGGCCACTCACCTGACTCCCATGCTAATGCTAGACGCGCATCAGCTAGGTCGCGGATACGCTTAAACTCATTAGTAGACAAATTATCCCGATCAAGTCCCGAAAGCTGGGCTACCCCGCTCAGAATATTACCAAAGGTTAGTTTCCTCATTTATAGACTTTCACCTTTCGGCCTGCTCCGACAGGAATGAATCCATCTCCACGGTAGCCAACCTGTATCTTGCCGGACTTGCTATTTACTTTTACGTCTGGATTGTCCTCAAAATACTTCTTCGTAAATTTCTTATCCTGCCACACTCCATAACCTTCACGCTGCCCCCAGTAATGATAGGCTGTGGCTGGGATTTGTGCCTTCATCTCCCCCATGCCATCAACGTGACGAAACTCGCGGGAGTTGTTTTCTGCTCCAATGACCCTTGAGTCACTAAAGGCTTTGTCGCATTGCGACAAAACCCTTTGCCGGAGGCGGGCGGCTACTGCTTCCCGTACTTCCCCCGGCAAAGAGTTGATTGCGTGTTCCAACATCCCTAGAAGGAATTAACTTGCTAGGTCGAACTTACCGTGACTCAGCGGATTGTGAACAATCAGCGCAGCAACAGCCTCAATCATGCGGATTGGACCACCACCAGAGTCGGGGAGTTCTTTCACTTCAGGCAATTTGCCATAGCGAACTTCAATGCCGTCCATGTCCAACACATACCCGTCAGTTTGAGCAGGCATGAAGTTGTCTGGAACTAGACTCACAGAACCGAAATCACCCTCGAAAAAATCGACGGCGAGTGTCACTTTCTTGCCCGATTGAGGCGAGAAGGTGCGGATTTGAGTTGCAGCAATGTTGTTGCTGGCATCAGTTACACTGCGAGTACCAGTCAAACGGTCAGTGAAGGCGCGTTTGAGAGTACGTCCCAGAGGCATTGTGAAGTTTTTAATGCTTCCCGTCTCTGAGTAGATACTTGCCAATACATCCTGAACAGTTGCGTCAGTGATGTTGGCAGTAGTTGCAGTTGTCTCGATGCTCGCAGTCGGTGTGCGGAACGCGGCCGGAACCTGAAAGACAGAACCGCCACTGGTACTAATCCATGTGGCTAATCCTTTAGTCAGGTAAGCGTCAGACCCGTCATCAGCTTGTGCATCGTTGGCTGAGAGATAGGATGTCTCCATATCTCTTTTTATCTCAACGATTTTCTTGGCAATGCCGTTCGCTAGCTCATCCTTTAGTCCAGCAACATTGCTGATCTCAACGGATAAAGGCGAAACGCGAATACTACGACGATGAATCTGAACGTAGTTTTGCAGTAACGCACGGCTAGTGCCGGGGTCTTCGTAGGAAGACACATCAGTGCCGTCCACAGTTCCGGTAGATACTGCACTTGCGTATGCATCTGCCTGCCAGGTCATGGTTGTGTTCCCCGGTTTAGCCCCCTTCTTCGCGCTCGATACAACTGGACAGTCGTGAGCATCGACGAGAGCAATTAAATCGGCAAGGTCTTCCCTTTTACCGACTTGGTCTTTTTCTAGTAATGAAGCCATACTATAGGTCTCCTGTTTTTAATAAGTTTGCTAACTCATCGACCCCTCTTGTTTCTTGAAACGATTTCAATGCAGAAGCTGAACGAGCAGCCGTTGGATCAACTGGAGCAGGCTCGGCAGAGGGCGCAGTCGGCTGCGAGGGAGCCTTCTTGACTTCCTTGGCCTTGGGTTGCACCTTCTGAGTGTTCCTG